TCCTTACGGGAACATAAGAAAGCGAAAAACAATCCACTACCAAGTGGAAGATCTTCTAAAGGAGGAGGTGGAGGAGGTGCCACAGTTCTAAGGTATCCTAATAAGAGATTGGATAATAGTAGTGACTACTTACAAATTAAAGTAGTTAAATATACTCCTAACTCAAACCTTATGAGTAAGAGTGATAAAGCATCTCAAAAACAAGGTGGACCTGCATCAGGACATGTTGCTGGTATACAAGGAAAATCTTTAACTGCTAAGGTAGGTAGAGCAGTTAACATGGAGACAGCAAGTTCCAGAGCAAGAAAACAATCACCACTCTCAATGATATTCCTACCTATACCACAGGGAGTAACAGATAATAATTCTGTATCATATAAAAGTGATGACTTGAACCCAGTAAAAGCAGCAATGGCACAGTTTGCTATGGGTATGATGACTCAACCAGGAGAAACTTTAAAGAAAGCAGTTGATATAGATTCTTTTGGAAAGATAGATGAAACTACCAAGCAAGCAATACTAGCAAAACTTACTGGTAGTGCTGTAGGTGCAGAGAGTATGGTAACTAGGGCTACTGGACAAGTAATGAATCCAAACCTAGAAACTATCTTCTCTGGTGTTTCGATTAGGGACTTTAGTTTTACCTTCACATTAGCACCAAGAAATGCAAATGAAGGAGAACAAGTAAAACAAATCATAAGAACATTCAAGAAACATTCAGCAGCGAAAGGTGTAAGTGGCAATGGATTCTTTATTGGTTCACCAGACATTTTTATATGTGAGTACATGAAAGGTGGTGCACCTCATCCATTCTTAAATGTTTTTAAACCTGCAGTTCTTGCATCAATGAATGTTAACTATACAGGACAAGGAACTTACTCAACATTCTATGATGGAACACCAACTTCAATGACATTAACATTGAACTTCCAAGAATTGAATCCAGTATATAGTGAACAATATGATGAAGGAGTAGGTTTAAACGGAGTTGGATTCTAATGTCATATTTCAGAGAACTTCCTGATTTAAATTATCAGTCACCACTATCAACAAAAACATCTTCTCGTTCTTACATAAGAGTTAAGAATCTTTTTAGAAGAGTTAAACTTCGTGATGATCTCAATGATGTGTTTACCATATTCTACAAGTATCAAATACCTGAAGGTGCTAGACCTGATACTATTGCAGAGGAACTATATGGTAGTTCTGATTTGGATTGGGTTGTAATATTAACTGCTGGAATTATTAACCTAAGAAATGAGTGGCCTCTTGATAACAGACACTTATATAGATTTGTTGAAAGTAAATATGGACTTGAAAAAATAAACAATATACACCACTACGAAACAAAAGAAGTTAAAGACTCAAAAGGAAGAGTTATCCTTCCTGCTGGCAAGAGAGTAGACTCTACATTCTCAATGGTAAATCCAGACAATGCCAATAAAGTAAATATCACCCCGAATCCAGTGATTGGGGTGACAAATTGGGAGTATGAAACTCTTATTAATGAAGAAAAAAGAAGTATATTTTTACTCAGAAGAGACTACTTGCAAATGTATCTAAACGACATGAGAGAAATTATGCATTATGATAAGTCCTCTCAATTCGTTAACAGACGACTAGTAGAAACAGAGAATACTAGAAATACTTCCCCTTAATCTGCAGCAAGTTGTGCGAAGTATGATAGTGTATCATCTTCTTCACCAGCAGCTGATGTACTAGCAGTAGCAGTAGTAACTGCTTGTTCTGCTGAACCACGATCATCATCTTCATCGATGACTTCAGGATCCTGACGTACTTGTGCCTTATTACCAAGAACATACTCAAGACGCTTCTTAAGTTCGTCATAAGACTTGAACTGATCTGTAGCAACTAGTTCTGCAAGAGAGAACTCTTTCTTCCATAGTGCTTCCATTGCATCATCATCATCCAATACTGGAGATTGAGCAGTGAACTCTGAAGAATCGTAGTTACGATATCCAGCAACGTTCTTTGCCTTCAACTTGAAGTTAGCACCTTGCCAGAAATCAAATGGATCAATTGCAGTCTCATCCTCAAACTCAGGTTGCATTGCAGCAGTAAGTTTGTCAAAGATTTTCTTCCCATACTTGTATAAGAATACTTTACCTTCGTTCTCAGGATTAGCAGGATCCTTTACGACATAGATGTTACTGATGTATGTTAGCTTACGCTTCTGCTTACGAGCAGTCTCTTTACCAGCATCAGTGCCGTTGTTCCAGAGTTGTGTATTGAACTCTGATACAGGATCCTTCTGACCTAAAGTAGTCAGAGAATTCTCTATGTACCAACCACCAGGGCCTTGGAAGGCATGGGAGTATAGTTTTACAAACGGTAGATCCTCACCGTTAGGAGCAGGTAGGAAACGGATGACGGCATATCCATTACCGCTTTTGTCTACATCTAGTTTCCAAAGGCGTTCATCTGAACCGCCATTAGTGTTGAGTTTCTCAACTTCTTTTACCAGTTTAGCGGTAAGAGAGCCAAGTTTAGATTGCTTTTTAAGATTAGCAAACGACATTTAAGTTACCTCGGATTAAGTTAGATTTAATTGGATGTTTAGATTATAACAAGGATTGGAATATTAGTCAACATATTGTTTTAGTGTCTCAATAGTTTGAGTCATTCCACTGAACAGTACTTGTATGTCAGTGCCTTTGGGAAATCCCATCGCCATAACTGACTGCTGTAATTGTTCCTTTAATTTCTTCGCTTCTGGATCATCTGAAAGAGACAATCGTGTATACATTACACGTTGTCTTTCTAATAATTCAGTTAATTTTCCAATGTGTTCCTTCCTTTCTTCTTGAGAGAGACTAGGAAATTGATTTAGATCTCCATAGACAGCTTCTTGTAATTTATTAATTTCACGTAACTCATCTTGTACGATTTCAGATTTAAAAAAATCAGTCATTGATTAACTCTCTTAGAATTTTTTTATAAGGGAACACATTAATATTTAGGAAGGGTGTGTACTTCTTTATTTTTAAACTTACGGTTTCCCATACAGGATCCGTTAACTTTTTATCAAAGTTTTTTCTGAAAGAAAAGACTTTTTCCAGTATCATAAGCGTTTCTAGCGAGATCTCTCCACCCAGATATTTTTTTAGAACTATTGGATGCTTGTTGTTTGAGCAGTCGAATACTTCGTTCAATTTTTTGTTGAACAGTAATTCGTTTGACTGTTCTTTGAACAAGTAAGTCAAACTCTGCTGTCGTTTCATCCATTCTGCGTAAGTTCTTTCGCCAGAATTTATTATTTCTCCAATCCATAAGTTTTCTGGGTTGTTTGCGGATACAAAATTAGATAATAAAAAGTCTAGTATCTCTTTATCAGAGTATTTCCTAGAAGTTTTCTCGAACCAATACTTATCCTTTCTTTTATTAAAAGATGCCATAGTAGCACGAGACTTACCACCATACTTAAAAAAGTCATACTTACGATTAGTAAAATGACTCTTCATAGAAAGATAAGTTTGGTAGGTTTCAAACGGTGTCACCTTCATCAAAAAGAATTATAATAATAAGGATTTGGTAATTCAGGATGAACCATAGTTGATTCAACAAACCGAGCACCATCTTTAAACCCAACAGTATGTTGTGGTACTAATACTCTATACTCAATATATGTTTGTTGATTAGGTGATAGAGGTGGTAATGGATAAGCAATCATTATATAGGAAGTTTAGCCCTTGAAGTTGCTTTCATAAAGTTAAGACGGGTAGCATCCCACTTCAATCGTTCCTTCAAAGGTTTTGATATAAGTTTCGTTATTGATTCTATCTCAAGATTGTTAGTTTCGCAATAGTGTAGTATAGCATCGATGTAATTGAGTTCATCATTCGCTACAATCTTTTCAATTTCCATTGCAAATTTCTGAGGAGTTAAAAACTTACTCTCTATTGCTTGTTCTAATTCTTTAGTTGGTTCCATAGAGCTCCATTTTATCTCCAACAAATTTCCTAATGTATTCACCAAGGAGTTTGATGTATTTTGCTTTGTCAGTTTCTTCATAGACTACGCATTCTCCATTTTCACATGCCATTATAATGACTAATTTTTTTATAGGGATGTTTCGCATTTCATATAGCATACAACCATATGCCATTGCTTGAACAAAATAATGCTCAATCCATTCCCGTGGTTTAGGTTTCTTAGATGTCTTAAAATCTATTATCGCTAACTCGCCATCATATTCTGCAATACAATCAACGGTTCCAGCAACTCCCAATTGCTTACTATATAGCGGTCCTTCCAGAGCGTATATATTATTTATCAGGTTAAGTTTAGGTTTAGCAATCTTAAATAAGAAATCAGAAATGGGTGGAACTTTAGGAAGTTCTTCATCATTTTTTAAATAATGTTCAGTAAGAGTATGCATATCAGTTCCACGGGTTGTTGCCGCTTTCGTGATCTTATCTGCCTTCTCATTACCTACTTTCTTTCTCCAATTAATAAAGATCTCTTTATTAAAATGACTAGTTACCGAAGTAATAGATACCATCTTAATAGGTTCTTCTTCATCAGGAATTTTATAGTATCTGACTCCATCTATATGCTCTCTTTCAAGAGGTTGGAGATCTAAATCAACGTGCTTAAAGTTCATGCCAAACGACTGAGTTCCTTTCATAATATTCTTGGTTGGGTTCTTCAATGTAATAATAAAGTGCCAAGGAATATCTTTCAATTCCCTCTGGTGTTTTCAAAGGAACAGGATGTCCATGAACTGACTTATCAGACAAGGTAAAGATAACTGCTCTATTAAAGATAGGATATATCTTATCAGAAAGTTTCTTATTATCCAAATCCCACAACTCTAATGCACCTTCCCACTCTTCCTCCCATTGAGGATTTAAATAAAGAAGTAGATTAAGAACTCTAAAATATTTTGTTTTAGAATGGATATTAAAGTCAACATGTAATGATAACTTACCACCAGTTCTTATCTTGTGTGCTCCACCACCTGAGAAACCAGGATCTCCCATTAGTCCTTGTATTCCAGTTAAGTCCTCAAGATATGATAGAAATAATTTAGAATTAAAATACTGAATAGTATTATAGACAGTAGGTGTGGTGTATCTAAGTTGTTCTATACTCTCAGCATCCCAAGGAGTAAACCATTTACTCACTTGATGTGGTGCCATATATGCATTATCAGATGATTCAGTCACCCAATAGTCTGTAGTTTTTAATTCCTTAAAACACTGCATTGCTACAGTATTATCAATAAAATTATCCAAGACTATATGAGGGAATGGTTTAGACTTTGAATAATTAAAGTTTAATTTTTTCCCTTGTTCATAATCACTAAAGATCTGCATATTATAAACCTGAGTCTAGCTTAGCAATGATATATTCTTTGACAAGTCCTGAACGAACTATATCATCAATACCAAACTCTATTATATCAAAAGATGGCATTTTACGCAAGATGTTCATGAAGTCTACAATACCATTCTTGTCATTTGTTTTTTGTAAATCTGTCTGACTAGCATCACCACAAAACATTATCTTACTATTCTCTCCAACCCTTGTCATAATACTATCAAGTTCATGGAAGTTTAAATTCTGAAACTCATCTACAATTATAATAGAATGATCTAGAGTAGTACCTCTTAAGAATGAAGTACTCCAAAACTTAATTGTATCCTGAGACTTAAGATTTCCATATAACATTTCAAAGTCTGCATCAGATGGCATCTGAAACATGTACTTAACCATATGCTTATACGGTACTTGATATATGTCAGACTTATCTTCATAATCACCAGGAAGAAATCCTATTTCCCTAGTAGCAACTAGTGAACGTACAATATAGATTCTCTCATAAGGAGTATTATCATCTAAGACATCCTTAAGTGCATTGTAAAGTGTAACAAAGGTTTTACCTGTACCAGCAGCACCGTATGCAATCAGATGTTTATTTGCTTTATAAGATTCAAATAAAATTCTCTGATTATCAGTGATTGGTTCTATATCAAGAAGATAACCTGCACTCAGAGGTTTCTTCCTCTTCATTTGTTTAGTCGTCAATCCAACCCCAATCGGTTGATCGGAACTCTTTTTTCTTCTTGGCATTAGATTTTTAACTTATTTGCTCCAGGTTGTCGTGATGCTCTATCAAGAACTTCATTCCAACCAGGCTTTCTCTTTATAAGTTTATCTTTCCATTCTCCAACCTCACCTACACCAGGACATGTACTTGGATCTGAAAAATCTCTACTCCAATCTGGGTTGTCTTCTTTCCATTGATCCCAGTCATGAACACTCATCACAACTTCTTTCGTTTCACCAGTTTCTTTATTTCTAACAGGATATGTTGCCATAATAATAACGTAATGTAAAGATATTTATACCCACTCTAGGGCTTCTGAGACTGCAGGGAATTGTTCGGTAAATACATTCCTACATGCTTCTGCAATCTCCATGTGTTCCTTCTGTGTACCGTGTGCAGAACGTAGATTGATATAATGTATCCAAGAACGACATGAACCAGTCATGTAGATCCTTGTAGGAGTACAGAGTGGTAATACCATTCTAGCACACTCTTTAGCAACACCAGCATCTAACATCTGTGTATAAAGACTCTTAGCAGAACTAAACAAAGTAATCATCTGACGTTCAAATTTATCAACTATTTCAGGATCTAAATCATCAGTAGAATTCTGACGGTTCTTTGTATCTTGTCTACGAAGTTCTGGTAGTTCAATATCACCTAGATCATTACTACTTGCATATCTCTGTGAGAACTCTTGGAATGTAAATGATCTATGTCTTAATATCTGTGCAGCAATAGCACGAGTAGTTTCTATTTCAAGAGTCATCGAAGACTGTTCAAACACACTCCAATGATTATGTTTAATACAGTACTTCAATAGTCCTGCATACTTTTCATTATCCTGATTAGATGGGTTAGATACTCTGGCAACATATGCCATGAGTTTCTCCGCATCAGGAGTAACAGTAACAAGTTTTACATTCATTTACCAAATCCTTTTGATGTTTTTGACTGTGCAAGTTCTTCTTTAACTACTCTAAGTTGAGACTTAATAGTCTTAAGTTGATCATCAGTATAAAGATGTTCTTGCTTGAGTAATCTTTCAAGCATTTTAACAAGTCGTTGTGCTCTACTAGTCTGCATAACCGTCATCATCGTCATAAAGTTCATCATAATCAGCTCTTGAATCTGGATTTAGTCCTACAGTATAGGAATCTACATCAGAATACACCTCTGCCTTAAGAGAGTCAACTAACAATTCCATATTGCGAATAATTAGTTTCAATTTGTCTCTATCCATGAGAAATTTTAATTTTATATAGTATAGCATAAAAAAAGGAGGGTTGCAATAACCCTCCTTTAATATTATTCAGTTTTGATTAAGCAGCAGTGAGTTCTTTTTCAAACTTAATACCACGGTAGGTTTCTTGAACCTTCTGTGATTTTACTTGCTTGCTGTCGTTGGTGTCGTACTGGACACCACGATAAGTGACTTTTGCCATTGGCTTTCTCCAAAGTAGTAGGGATTTTACTCCGTTCCTTTAGTCGGCTTTTGCGTCCTCAAAGCATCCCTTCTCAGTGCTCAGTTGTATAACTTCAACTAACTCATCTCTATTAGGAGTTGAGGATTTGATGTTGTCGATAACACTCTGGGCACTTTCGCATGATAATAATGTGGCGAGAAGTAGTTCCATGAGAATGAACGTATCCGTTCCGAGTCGGCTTACTTGCGACCTCCTAAGAGGTTGAACGATATGTGCATATTAACACATGTATAGTATATATGCAAGTAGTTTACGATTTGTTACAAAAATCCTACAGAGGAAAAAAATGGCGGAGTTTTTTTTGCGATATATTTGAAACTACTTTCGCTTTTTCTTTTTGGTTGGTGATGAATAACCCCAAAGGTTAGGTTTTACTGTACCTTTACCATAATCAATAGACTTTATACTACCCTTAAACTTATCCCAATACATATCAAAGATAGTTACCTTTGTACCTCTTGTTAAATCATAACGAACCTGATCATCATGTACATACTTGATAATATATGCATCACTAGGTGCATTTGTTGTAGAAACATCTTCAAGAGATCCATCCTCTATAATAATTTCAGATCCATACTTTTCTTTCAAAGTATCCTTTTCTTCCTTTGTCCATATAACTTGTTTCTTTTCAGGTTTCTTTAACTCTGGTGTAGAAGTCATGCTCTATCTCTCCATACAATGTCAGGATATGCTTCTTCAACAATCTCTCTAGTAATCTTATACCTATCAGAAAGTTTCTTATCCTTTACAAGAACAATAATTTCTGCTTCTAATGGATGAAGTCCTTGAAGAATATTAATAAACATAGATTCTCTACGCATATTATTCATACCATCATTACCACCTTTCACAAAATGATAAAAATTCTTACACTCTCTTCTGATAGTGGTTCTACCTTGAGTATCTGATACACCCATAGAGAATGAACCAGTCTCATGCATAGCACGAATGTCTTCTTTCATTTTAGTTGAAAGAGTTCCACTATAAGTATTTTGATCATCATATGATTGATAAGGAACATCACCATCTGGAAGTACAGATTGAATTACCTCATCAAAATTCCATAGGAAGATAGTTCTAAGATGAAACTCATCATACTTTCTTAATACTTCAATCTTCTTTGCCTTTGTCTTTTGTTTTGATACAAGATCCAATACCTCAAATACAAAAGGTTTTTTAGGAAGATCTGGAATTGGAGCAGCTACTTTTACTACTCTTGGTTTCCTAGTCGTTGTCTTCTTCTTCGCTGTTGTCATAATTGTTTTCAAATCTGAATGCTACAATTTCATCGGGAACTAAGTTACCTAGTTCATCAAACATTTCTGGATGTGGGCGTGGTATCTCTCGATAGTTCATCATGTAGTCTCTTGCTACCCATCCTATCAGTCCTCCAACAAAAAAGAATAATAAAGATATTGGTAATACTAAAACTAAAATTGTGTCGAGAGTCATACTTCTATTTCCTATGGTAATGGTTTTACTAGTTGGTTTTTTGTTACCTCCTTTTAGTATGAACTCAACCCCACGATTGATATGTTCTTTGGTTTTATTTATAGACTTCTCTTCAGTATACATCAGAACTTTTTGTTTGTCAATTAAACCATACTCTTCTCTTGCAAATACTTGACAGTATCAATACATCCACCAAGATTATCACCATTTAAAACTACTTGAGGGAATGTAGAACCTTCACCAAACTGTCCATAGAAACCATCTTTAGTAAAATGTTCATCAAGTTTATAGATAACATGACTCAATTTTGCTAGCTTCATTACTTCTTGAATTTTTTCACAGTATGGGCAACCGTCTTTACTATAAATGGTAAAATTCTGCATTGTTTAACTTAAAAAAATTATTTAGAAGTGTAGTATATCATACATTAATCAAAGAAGAAAATTTGAAATAGTCTAGAGTCTTCTTTGTTGGTTCCAAAATATTGTGATGCTGCATGTATATGTTGTGCATCAAAAATGAATAGTCTATTGAATACATTACCAATAGAATCTACTAACTCAAACTTAGTCCCATCATAGAATCCACCATCAAAAGCACCTTCATAATTTGAATCACTAGTCCTCATAGCACCATCCTTAGTAGCATAGAGAGATGTACCACAACTATATGCTGGATTAGGATGTAGGTATATCATTGCTGCCCATGTCTGTCCATCATTATGATATACAATAGGATCTTCAGGGACACAATACTGGAACCTACCATTCATACCATGAGATTCCCATTCACGTATCTTGATACCCATAATACGTTCAAATGCTTCCTTCGTTCCTGGAACATAGAACTGTTCTTCAGTCCGTCTTCCTTTATAGTATCGTAAATCTTCTTTAAACTCTTGCTTCAATGCAAAATCCCTAACAGCATAAGGATTTGAGTAGAAATTATCAACTACCCATACAGTTTTTTGTGCTCGTTGATTTACTGATGTAACTGGAATAAATTTCATGTGTTTTCGCAAGCAATCTGATGGAGGTATTTACCATAGGTTCCTGAGTCTGGATAGAAATTACTATTAATTAAAAAATAATACGCAGGAAATGGTAACTTTCTATTCTCATCTACTAATTTTTTAGTTTGTTCTTTCATAGAAATATAATCACCCATGTGCATAAAACACTCAGCAAGACAAACAATATGTTCATTCCTCACAGGACAGAAATCCTCTGCTCGAATACAACAATCCATTGCCTTCTCATACTCACCAAGATGTTTATGAATGTCACCCATAGCATAGAAACTAAAATATGCCATCTCATTTATCCCCCTAGCATATCCTAGTTCTCTATAGTTTTGAGTATGATTTATATACTCTTCATAATAAAAGAGTGCTCGTCTAGCATACTCTTTTGAATGATTCTCAAGTGGATAAATGTCTGACTTATAACAATCATCATAACTCTTTGCCACATAAAAGAAGTGATATGTATCTTCCAATAAATCACCCTCACGTATATGTTTCTCCTCTAACTTCAATGCATCAGAAAGATACTTAGTAGGAACAGTATAACTTTCACCATCATTCGTTCCAACCTGCCTCATGCCATTTAATAAATTATATCTTTCAAAATCTTCACCAACTCCTGGTAAATCACATACAATACATTCATGTGCTAGATCATGTTTAAAATGCCAAGGTAACTTTGCATTCCACATCCATGCACGATAGTAGACACAACCAGGATTTACTGCTGTGATATGAAAACTTTGATGGGAAGTATCATTAATAGGTGTCCAATCAAAATCATCATCGACTTCTAGGTACTCATCACAATCCATCTTAAGTATCCAATCACATCCATGATCTGTTTGAAGACACTTTTGTAATAGATGATCTCTATTCCATCCAAAACTTACCCAACCTTCTTCTACTTCATAAACGAATCCAGGTATATCCTTATCCTTAAAAAATTCTCTTACAATATCAGCAGTACCATCAGTAGAACCATTGTCCTGCATGACATAGTAGTCAATATACTTATAGCAAGACTCTAACATCCTTTCCATAACCGATGCTTCATTCTTGAACATCGTTATCATCGCTATCTTTACTTGCTTGTCCATGTCACTCTCTCTTTAATAAAGTCCAAAACTTCTGAATTGTTTTCTTGTTCTTTCGTAGGAGCATACAATGCTCTCTTTCTCTGATTAGCATCCTCTGGAATATCTGTCATATAATAGACAGCAATGCTCTTTCTATATACTCCTTCAGGACAGGTTATTGGTTGTGGTAATCCGTGCCAAGAGTTCTGTGTTGTATCAAAGAGTATAGCACGATTAAAGATATTGTCAACGACAACCTCTCTATTTAAAGGTAAGTTATTTTCCTCATCATGTGACCACAATTCCAATCCACCGCCCCAAGACGTATCCCAATCCTCTGTTAGATATACAATTAGATTTAGCTTACGTTGGAGATTTAATTTAGGATTAATATTATAATCAAGATGTATATTTAATTTACCACCACGAGAATGCATATGCCATCCTCCACCATGCAATCCTACATCAGGATACAGAGTCTGAATACCAGTAATCTCACGAATAGATTCTAAAAACTCAGCAGAATTTAGATGTGCAAATATCTGATAGGTAAAAGGTGGAAACTCATACCAATGGTTCTTTGCTTTCTTATTTTCTAATGGATTATTATACCAGTGCCAATTAGGTTCGTTATAGTCTGGGAACTCCTTAGAGAGTTGCCTTGCCATTTCAACTGGAAAAAAATCATCAAGCACCCAATGATCATATGGAATCATATTCCAAGTTCTCCTGGAAATCTTTCTCCATCTTCATCTTTAATTGCTATCAACCATGCAGTTACAACTGGAATCTGTGGTGCCATCTCCCATGTCTCTAATCTATATGTCTGAAATCTAATATCATTATTACGAATGAATACTGCCTTGTCACGATTAGTATAGTACCAGAAACTATGCTCATTCCAGAAACTAACATGAGTTGGATCTTGCCATGCACCTCTACCATCAGTAGAAGGAACTTCAATCATTGCCCATCCACCATGTGCTAATACCCTATGAATCTCACGCATCGTCTTTATAGGATCTTTAAGATGCTCTATAATATGACTAGCATTAAGAACACCAACGCTATTATCTGGTAATGGAATGCCATCATCAAGATTACAAATCATATCAGCATCTGCTTGATCAATAGTCATATATCCTGGTTTTGGATACAATCCACCACCCATATCAACCTTCATTAATCCTCTATCATCAGCATCCTTTTCTGCTAACTGGAAAGCATACTTATGGCAAAGTTCACGAGTAATCCTTTGTATTGCTTCATTCCTTTCTAACCATGTATTATCACCAGTTACTCTATAGATGTACAAAGGTTTAGCAATATGATGCATCTTAGTAACAAGATATGTACGAATCATTAAATCATGATCGTCACATATACTTAACTCCTTATCATGTCCACCAACACTTCTATAAACATCTCTTCTCCAACTCCTTACATGATCAGGAGCATACCATATGAAAGAAAGAGATTGACTCGTAGGTTTCCACGAGTTCATTACAGTATATTCTTTACCCCTAAATTTATACTTCTCAGGATACTCTGTCCATCCATGTTCACGAAGATATGGAAGAAAATCATCCTGATACATGACAACATCACTATAAACAAAACCCAATTCAGGATCTTGATATGCTTTATATAATTCTTCCAAACATTCTGATGTAATCAAATCGTCAGAATCTATTTCTACTAAAACATCACCACTACCTTCATGGAAAGCATAGTGCTTGTGATATCCTACATCTTTTGATTCACTTTCAGTCCTATGAATAATGACTCTCTCATCATTCAATATACTTTCATCCAAATCTGATTTCTGAATCTCATTATTCAACCAAAGAATCCACTCCCAATTCTCATATGTCTGGGCAACTATACTGTCATATAATTCTTTAATATATGGTGTCTTCTTATGAGCAGGAGTTATAATACTAAACTTCATTCAATCGATTGTCACATAATATAATTATAGCATAGGTGTCAACTAGGTTTTGGATACTTATCCTTCACTGCTTTTATTGCATCTTTAAAAGTTGTTGTACCATTAACTTGATCATGATAAATCATATCCAATTGATCTGTAATTTCTGGATATTCAAAGCTTCTATCTTGTCTATATTTTAGTTTATCTAATTCAGCTCTTGCGGCATCAACTTTTGATTGATCTACTGTAACAGCATTACCATCTGCATCCCATATGCCTTCATCAGGTCCACCACATTCGATGCGACATACCGCAGGATAAGGATAAGCTTTATGGATTGCCTCCATATCATAATTTGTAGTCATTAACTTATCTCCATACAAATCATTGAAGATGCTGAACGTCCAGCATAAACATCTGCTGAGTTACCATCACCATGTCCTCTATTAATATAGACGGTTCCACTTGAGTGTCCGTTCACTTGTATTTTATATTCTGTTGAAGAAGTTGTTGATGGACTATCAAGCCACATCATTGCTGTACCACCCCAATGATTATTATCATGTGATCTAGGAAATGATGTTCCAATCCTTGATCTACTACCTGAAGCATCACCCATACCTATCACAGTTCCTCCTCTTAACAATCTTGTTGCTCCTGACCAATCATTACATGATATTTTACCAATATACCATAGAATCAATATTTTATTACTTGAGCTACTTGGTGTAATAGATTCACTAAAACCTATATTTACCCAGCTACCACCTGTACTATAGGATCCTGCTGCAGTTTTTGTATTTTGTTTTACTTGTATAATTTTACCACCTTCAGTAACACCAGCACTAGTTTGGCTAGTACCATCACCAAAATGAATTGTCATTTACTCAACCTCCTTTAACATCATGGCATACTTCTTACCTGTACGATTATTTATCATATAGATGTCCTCCTCACCCTCTTGAAGTGTCCAGTCACCCCAAGTTCCATCTACACTATTTCCACCTTCATCTTTCTTTGCTTCATTTGATAATTGTAAGTCGTTTACATATAAGTTTGCCCAACGATATGAAGAACTACCTAAATTGTAGGTATTATTAGTTGCAGGACGAGCATGACATTCATAAAGAACTCCTGATTTTCCATAAGAACTACCACCATCTAAAATAATTCCAGTAGGCCAGTCAAGTCTTAATTGTTGATAGTTTCCACTCCAACCACCAGCAGTTCTATAAATTCCATAGTTAGTACTTGTATGCCAGAAAATACCTTCCTCATGGGGAGCAGTACGTCCAATACTATGAGTCATATACTGTCCATCACTAGACAACATAAAACCATTAGTACCTTCAGCTACTCTCAATTCTTTCGTGGTGGTTCGAGTCACAATGTCCAAATGACCAGCATCATTACATCTAACAGCCCATGCACCAGCAGATGTTAAGAATCCAATGTAATCACTATTACAATGAATCTGTCTAGATCCATGATCAGAATCATTCATCGTAATGTAACTAGCAGATCCAGTTCCAACAGTTATATTACCATTAAGAGCACACGTACCATTTACAGTTAAAGCACCAGCAATGGTAGCACCACTACTAGTAGCAGTAACTCTTGTAGTACCATTACAACGCATAGTAGCATCGCCACCAAGAGTAGCGTGGAACATCCATTGATTATTCACATCATCATATATTCCTGAACTTGTACCGCCATCGTGCATGAATACAACACGTCCATCTATACTAAATCCTTCCCAGTTACCTTCACCACTACCATTTATCTGAATTGAACCATAACTTCCAGTTACATCTGATAAGTATCTTGTTGTCTGTAAATCAGTATATACTCTATCACAATACAGATGTCCAGTCATATTAATATGACCATTAGATCCATTTAAAAATACTCTTGCACTACCATTTGCTGCAACATACATTCCCCAAGCATTAGCTATGCCTGTAAGACCACTCAAAAATGAAGCAGTACTACCTTTGGTATATCCAATCCCATACATGTTGCTAAGAGCAGCATCACCAGGGTTGTAGCTAGAACCTATAGTATAAATTGGGTTTGTCTTAGCTGAGTTAGTTCCAACGTTATTATATGAACCTTCTAGATGTCCTGAATGATGATCTGATCGGTGAAAATGATGTCCAGCAGCCAATAATATATCACCATCCACTGTATTACTACCATTAGTCACCATAGGTGCTAAATTTCCAGCATGATAAACAATTCGTTCATTACCACCTTCTGTAAATGTCAGTCCATTTGTACCACTACTAATTCTTAAATATTCACTGCTTTCTGAATTTACAAATTGTAAATGTCCACTACTACTCCATTGAATATAAGCTTTATCAGTTGTACCTTCTCTGAATCGGATATAAGGATTACTAGAACCTTGAAGAACTATTTTTCCCTCTGCTGAACTATTAATTTTTAATGGATAATTAGTTGTCGTAGTTAATTCTATTTGATTGGCACCAAAAGTCGATAAATTTCCTGAATGAAAAACAGTTTTCTCAGCACCACCTTCCCAGAATTTCAGTCCATCACTACCACTACCAATTCTTAAAATTTCACCTGATTCTTGATTATAAAGTTGAATAAATCCATCTGAATGCCATTGAAGATAAGCTTTATTAGTTCCTCCTTCTTGTAATCTAATATAAGGATTTGTACCATTAAGAACTATCTTTCCATCATTTGAACCATTTATTGTTAATCCATATGCTGAACTTGTGTTAATGGTTAACACTCCAGTCGTAGTGTCATTAGCATCCGATCTTAAGAATTGAGTTGAATCGAGACTGTCTAGAGTTCCAGCATTATATGAAGTTGAACCTGTAGCACCTGTAGCACCTTGAACTCCTTGATGTCCTTGATGTCCTTGAGCACCTGTTCCACCACTAGAACCCGTAGCACCTTGAGCACCTTGAGCACCAGCAACACCAGCAGCACCCTGAACTCCTTGAGCACCTTGAACTCCTTGGTGTCCTTGAGCACCCTGCACACCTTGATGCCCTTGAGCACCCTGAACTCCTTGGTATCCTTGAGCACCTTGAGCACCCTGTGGTCCTGTTAATGGACTTATCCAATTTACTCCAGAACCAGTAGAACCAAGGACAGAACCTGCAGCACCTACTTGACTATTTGCCTTAAAGGTACCACTAGTAATTTCAAAACCAGATCTTGCTGTTACAACACCAACGGAATCTATATTCTTAACGTCTTCATATGTTAATGTCTTACCAATAGAAACATTACCACTAAAGGTAGCATCACCTGCAACCGATAAATCATTAGCAACTGTAGTAGTTGCATTAGTAACTGTAACTCTATCAGTACCACCTGTTTGTATCTTAAAGGTATTGGCTGCAGAGAAATATATTTTTGTATCTGTATCTCCACTATGAACTATATTCTCTTGTATTGTTATATCCTTTCCTGAAATATTTCCTTCATAATCAACATAGAAGGATTCAGTTCCACCATTATCATAATAAACTCGTAATGCTTTACCAGATAACGCATCAGTACCAGCACCTTTTAAATCTATATAAGGTCTATTACCTGCTCCAGTATCACCAGCATTAAGAAAGATACCGTTAGTTGTAGCACCATTTGTTAACTGAGTTACATCTACACCATCTATAATTGCCTTACCATCTACATTTATTCCACCGCTAGTGCTTTCTAGCTTCTTTGCATTATCATGGTAGATCTCAACGGCCCCGTCTCTATTACAAATTATACTATGTTCTCCAGACTTTCCTTTAAGATATAAATTTCCACCTGCAACATCATTCTGTATTGTAAGATTTCCACCTGAATTTTCGAAGGTTGAATTTGTACCGTCATGAAAGATATTAATATCATCATGAGTACCAAGTTTTAATCTTACATTGTCTGCTACATCTATATGTCCAGTTACATCTAAATCACCAGTTACCTTTGCTCCACCACTAACAGTTTCAAAAGTTTTAATATTATTATGGTACAACTCAACGGCTCCATTTGATGTACCTTTAAAATAATTTTCACCAGTCGTTGATTCTAAAACAACATAAACACCTTGAATGTATAAAGCACCAGTATCACTTATGTATGAATTGGACCCATTATGATATATGGATAAATCTGAACCAGCTCCTAATACTATTCTATCATCAGACGCACCACTGCTATCACCAAGAGTTATATTACCACCACCAGATGTTTTAAATGATGATGCAGTAACGACACCCTGATATTCTGCTCCTGCCTTACTTACAATTAAACCACTATTATATACTGTTGCTCCTGTACCTATAGGTGTGTCTGCACCTAGTACGTTAACTCCTGCTAATTCTACACCAACATTATGTACGTTAGTTGTTCCAGTCTTAAAATTTGCACCTGTTATAACACCTACTGCACTTATATCTCTTTCGTTAATTGATACAGAACCCTGACCAATAGAAAGGACACCCGTAACACGAGCGTCCCCTTCCACTATCAAAACAGTGTTTCCTACACCAGTATAACCATTCCCAATGAATGTCGTTACACCAGTTATTATATTGTCGTCGTCTCTTCTGGCGAATTGAGTTACTGCTAATCCAACAACTGTTGTTGCATCAGTAGTACTTAAATCAATAGTGATACGATTCCAAGAAGAACCATCCCACTCCCAGGTTGTATTATTGTGACTATGCCTTTGTCCATTCGAGGGGCTGCCTGGAAAATCTATTGCCATTATAACACTAATTTTTTAGTTATTTATTAGTGCACAACCCCTAATGTTTTTTAGGACTCAGGTGCTACTACTTCTGTCTCTGCTGCTGCAGGTGCTGCAGGTGCTTCACCTTCTGCTGCTGCTTCTGGTTCAGGGAGTTTAACACCAAGTCCGTCTAGGTACTCAGCAATTCCTTGAAGTTTGGTTGCCATATTTCTTTTCTGCTCAACCTGACTATTCAATGCCTGAATTTCAGCAACAAGATTCTTCTGTTGTTCAACAACCTGTTGCAAATGATTTTGCTGTTCAGTAAGTGCCATTTCTATGTAAAAATTTTTAGTGACTTTATTATATAGTAAGTTTTTCTACCTGTCAACTGTTCGGTTAATTCATCATTGAGTTCATTATAGATACCTGTTCATCAGTTTGATTTTCTAATGGAGTACCTCCAAAATCTTCCTCAGTAATTGGTTCTTGATCTGGTTCAACAATTAGATTTCCATCATTATCAGTTAAGATACTTTCTTTTGCTTTATCATCTTGACGTTCACCAACTACCATCCAAGAAATTGTATCAGTACAAGTATTATCTTGTGCAACAATCGTAATTATATTACCAGTTACAGATCCTTTTATGTTTGTCCAACCTGTTTCATTAGTTGTAAAACATTGAACATCACGATTCAATGCAACAAATGTTCCTTCTGTCATTCCTGTTTTTGTATCAATATTAACTGAAGCAGTGCCGTTTACCAAATCAACCTTACCACGATAGATAAGATCCATCTGTGGTCCTTCAATAAATGAATGAACCAAATTTTTAGTAGTAGATAATCCTACAAGTGGATGAGGAATTCTGAATGAACCAGTGTCCTTAGATAAGTTTCCAGTAATATCAATACCACCAGAAACTGCTTCACATTTAACACCAGCACCTGTAGCACCTTGACCACCATATCTTAATGATTTTGCATACCAATATCTATCATTACCGATTGCCATGACACTACTAGCTTGGACGGAAGTAATAGGATCCCATAGTTCTGTTGCATTTATTTGAGAAGTATTGTCAGGGCCCCCTTGAGTACTACCACCAGATGAAGTCCGAACGTGAGCTTTTCTACCATTAACTCTAATTTGATAAGATGCTTGACCTCTTAACCAAACAATCATCCTAGATGATTCACCACAAGACAGATAAGCATTAGTTTTACCAATAAATCCACCAGATGGAGGTGAAGAGGAGTAATGATGTACCCATCTAACGTAATTAGCACCATGACCACAATGTGAGGTACGGAATTGTATTCTGGCATCTAATGATCCATACCAGTTTCCATGAACAGCACTATTTTGGTGAACATTTGCCCTTACAATATCAAGTGTATTACAACCACCACTCCATGAAGCTTCAGATATCTCTATTCTATACCACTTATCTTTTTCATCGTCTCTAACAGTAGTACTAGCATTTTGTGTTCCTACCCAAACACTTGTATAATCATCTCCCCAATGTCCAAAATAATCATCATGATGGACTTTATGAAAATCTGAGTTATTATCAGAGAATTCAAAATTATCTTTAAGTTTTAATGCAGAAGAATCTTCTTGATTGACTATATGAAAATAACCACCTGCGTTCCATTGAATAAATGCTTTATTAGTTGTACTTTCTTGGAATTGTATATATGGATTAGATGATCCAGTAAGTAGTAATTTATTATCATTAGTAGCAGGAATCTGTACTACACCATCTTCGCCAATGTGGAACAATTTAGTTCCACTACCACTAGCCCCATCTTTATAAAATGCAAAATATCTATTTGTATCATCATTATCTGTATCAATATTAAATGTCATAAGTTCATATGCATTTAAGTGACCAGATGATGTATTTTGTGTTCCTAGATATAAAGTTCCTTGTGGAAATATTGCATTTGTAGTATCTAATCTCAATATTTGAGCAGCTGATGCTCCAACTCTAAATGATAATGCACCAGAATTACTGGTTTGATCAATATAAGAATAACCTGCTCTATCAAATGATAATATATTACCATTAAGGGTTGCGTTGTAAGAACTACCTACAACATACAAATCACCACCATTGGCAATTTGTACTCTACCATTTGATGCGATATTAACTTTGTTACCACCTCCAGCAGTACCAAATCTTAATGAATCATCAGTATGTAAATATTCAATACGACCTCTATAGGATGATGAACCAGTACCATCAGCAAAATATATTGCACCCTGTTTATCTGTTCCATTTGATCTAATAGTCATTCCAGTATGACCATACCCATCAACTTCACCAACAACTAAAGCTCTTGCGGCTGGATCATAAACTTGAGGATTAGTTACGTTGACTCCGACTGAACCATTTGTTGCGATGCGAAGTCTTTCATAGCATCCATTATTATCAGCAGCAGTCCAAAAACGAATTATTCCATCATCTTTATTTGTAGTATCACTACCAGCATCCATTGAAATATATGAAACAGCAGTGCCATTCCAATGAGAAATTATCCTTCCTAGATGAGTGCTAGCACTTGTTCTATTTGCATCAAAACTCAATTCATTATAAGTATTACCTGTTGATTTAATTCTAATACCATCTGCAGAAGTAGATGTTGCTATATCTAATAATTTTGTTGGAGCTTGAATTCCAATACCTAATCTACCTGCTGATGTGATGCGAAGTCTTTCTGTTCCATTTCCAGACTCCATAGTTACATAACCATTACTTCCGCCTGGAGATACTGCTCTTACCGTTGCAGTTCCATCTCCATTACTTAAACTTGCTCCAGAACCATCAGATTTACCAGTAAAATAAACCCATCCATTTGTGTGTCTCTGCATTCCTCCATGTGATGGTTGGGTATTTTGTGAACCTTCTAAATTAACAGAACCTTCAACAGAAATACCTTCGGTTTTTGTTGATAATTTTGTACTTCCTTGATATTTTACATTTACACCTCCTGCACTACTTAAATCTACCCATGATTGATTTGTAGTTCCATCCCATCTTTCAATATTAATTCCCTTATATTCACCATTTCCTCTCATTCTTATAAGGAAATCACCACCATTGTTTTGTAAACCATAAAGTCCAGCACTGGAATTATAAGTATCATTTCCAAATATAAAAGCCCAAGGGTTAGTGTCATCTGCTCTAACACTAAGTATTGGAGAAGATGCACCACCATCATTTAATGTTAATCCACCAGCAGTTGCTCTTCCAGTTATTGTGACTCCCGTATTAGTAGTAGCAAGTTTTGCATTTCCAGCATAAAATAATTCAAATTTATTTCCCTCTTGTGCATATGCTAATGTTGCATTATCAGCAGCATTTCTAAAGTCGATCATATCAGCACAGATTTTTAACATCCCTGTGCCAGCATCTTTAATAAAACTGTGACTTCCTGAATGATATATCTGTAGGTCTGAAGAATCTCCCATTAAAATTTGGGCATTGTCTTTATAGACAGTAGCACCAGAAGCATGACTCCAATACATATCCTTATTGGCAGTCGCACCCTTAAACCATACAGCAGAACCACTATAAGTTGTTATTCCTACATCCTGTGTTACGTTACCAGTTACAGAACTAGCAGTGATTGCTGTACCAACTGTGAAATCACCACCAGTTACTTTAACCCCAGTCCTAGCAGTAACAACTCCAACTGAATCTACATTCTTAACGTCTTCATATGTTAATGTCTTCGCAATAGAAACATTACCTGTAAAGGTTCCATCTACTGCTGTTATATTTCCTGTTCCTAAATTAACACCACTATTGTTTATCGTAAATCTATTTGAACCACCAGTATGAAAATTAAATTCATTACTTGAAGGATTTATTATCGTCGCACCAGTTCCTACATAGAACTCTCCATTCGCAAAAGTTGTTATACCACTAAACTGAACACCACCATTCGCAAAGGTTATAGTACTTAACCCAGACCTATTACTTAACCGATTTACACGAATCTCAGATGCCATGCTTATATATTTTTAGTTATTTATATTCAACTCTCAAGGGCAGCAACTCTAGTTTCTAAATCTACAAACCTTTGATCATTATAAGCAGCAATAAAAGATAATAATTCAGTGTACCTTACAGAATATCTTCCTACTTTAGTGTAACCATCAAGATTACTATCGTCTGCTTTATCAAGCTCAATAACTTCTCCTTCATCATTTTCATACCATTCACCATAACCTATGAATCCATATTTTGTATAGTCAATACCTTCTGCTTCCATTGCTGCTACTATTTGTTGTGCAATAATTCCAGTATGAGTTCTTGCTTTATCAGTTCCTTTTTTTACTACAGCATCCTTCCATCTATATGTTTTAAACAGTCCAGATAAACGTTTTGCAACATTCATTTCAGCAGTAGTTAATGAAGCAATATCTTGTTTTAGAGTTTCATCTGAGTTATTAAACGCACCCTGATTACAATAAACATCCCTCCATCTAATAGAATTAGAACCTAAATCAACATTATTATTCGATGCAGGACGTAAATCTCCTCTAAAGCGAATATTATTATCACTATACGGATATGAAAAGACTTCTTGCCTTGTACCATTCTGCATCCTCCAATATGTAATTCTGTCTGCACCTTCTTGAGTACAGAACGAAGGAGTACCATCACCATTATATGAGATACCACCACCGTGAATTTCATCCTGATGAACCTCTATATATCCTGTGCATTGTGTTTGACCACCTTGCTGACCACCACAACTAATACCAGCAGTTCCATCATTATCTCCCCTTACTCTTATTATAGTACTACTGCCATTATCAACTAGCATATCACCCTTGAAGTGTGAATCATTAGAATCATAAGGCCATTGAACAAGAACATTTCTGGTTCCATTATGATTTCTATATAATGAGAATTGATCAGCACTCTCACCAGTTGCAAAAGAAGGAGTTCCATCACCATTATAGAACATTCCACCACCGTGGACACCATCCTGATTCACTTCCATATAACCAGTAGATTGCCCACTACTAGTACCACCAGCTATAACACCAGCAGTTCCAGCATTTGTACCATATACTCTAAGTATACCATTATCATAACCTCGGACAGGATTAACAGAAACAGTACCATCTGATTCGATAGCAAGTCTTTCTTCATCATTTTCTATATCATAGAATCTAAGACGATCATTAGCAATAATTACGAAGTCACCTTGATTATTCTTCATCCTTATACCAGCATTTCCAGCACCAGTATTTTGTGCTACGAAATAAGTATTAGAAGTATCAACAGAGTTATATAAATGTACTTGATTTGCATAAATATCTGTATTTCCATTTGATTGGATACGCATTCTTTCTGATGCACTATTAGTTCCAGTTGCAAATGCTAGGAATCCTTTACCAGCAGAATTATCCTCTACACCAAATCTTACTTCACTTCTATTATATCCATTAGTTCTATTGTACTTACCACGAATTGTTGCATGTGATCCATTAGCACCACCAACATATAACTCAACAAGATTTTCAACAGCAGAAGACTCATTACCTACACCAATATTAATAGTACCATCTGATGTGATGCGAAATCTTTCTGCACCAAGTCCTCCATTTGCTCTTGTATGGAAGGTTAATGCTCCAGCATAATTACCACTGGTTGTATTTTCTTTAACACCTGCTACATGAGCAAAGGTTGTAAAATTAGAAGAATCGTAATATCCAACAAAACGTAATCCTGCACCTGCCATATTTGCAGTACCATATCCAGTTCCTCCAAATAGTGTTAGTGTCGCTGGACATGCAAAGGTTGCTGAGTTAGTAGTCAGAGAAATTGCATGTGTATCCCAAGAGTTTGTTGTAGCTGGAAGACCTATATGACATCCACCTGATGCTGTAAGGAGAAATCTTTCAGTATCTCCATTTGAAATTCCAAATTTTCCACTACCACCTTCCAATAACAACCGAACACCATTATTAGCAACTAATGCACTTGTTACAGGTGATTGAGCACTTGCAGATTGTGCCTGAATGTATAAATGTGCTAGATTATTTGAAGTATCAGACTTCATAAAGATAGCACCACCAACTACACCAGTACCAGATGCTCTTTCTCTTACAAAATCTATACCACCATAATTTCCATTTCCAGTACTCTCTAAATCTAATCTTGCATCTCCACTAGTTCCAAGCATATTAACAAAAACATCACCACTACCACTAGGATTTTTTAAATTTATTATACCACTAGCACCACATATGTTTCCACTTGAATCGATGCGAAGTCTTTCATCAGCAGCACTATAAAAACTAGAACCACCAGTATGGAATGTTAAACCACCTCTTGATGCCACTCCAAGCGACTGATTAGTATGTTGAAATATACCACTTATCCTATCAGCACCATCACTCTGTCTTGAAAAGAAAATACCAGACCCTTCATCACTTAAATCATCGTGTGCTGCATTTCCAAACGATATAAGTTTATTAGTTGCTGTTTCAATCTGTGTTTTAAATGTTGTTTGACTTAAAACACCACTGGCACTTCCGATGTTTACACTACCACCTGATGTGATGCGAAGTTTTTCTCCTGTACCTTGCCATAAAACTAAACTTAGTGATCTAACTAAAAAATCTTTACTTGCAGTATTAGCAGAATTACGATTATCAACTGCAATTCCATTTAAAGAACCATCAAAATCACCAGCATCTCTAATTTTAAGATATTCATCACCACTACTAGGTTTTACATTTAATAACCCTTGCCCAGAACTGGGTTCAGTTCCAACAGATACTTGTCCACTTGAGTTGATGCGAACTCTTTCACTTTTAGTACCAGCAGGTGCTGTCCAAAAACTAATAATTCCATCATCTTTATTGGTTGTATCTGCACCACTTTCAAACCTAATAGCAGCAACACTTGTACCGTTCCATTTACCATCTAGTGAAAAAATATAATCATCTGCTCCACTTCTATCGGCATCACCAGTTAAAGTAACTCCTGCATTACCTGTATTTTCAAGAGTAATTAAAGCACCTGAAGATTTTAAAATTTTTAATTCACTTCCGTCATAAGTTAATGTTGATTCACCATTTAATGTATTTGCAGTTCCTGAACCAGTAATTACTCGATTATCTGCGTTATTGTTTATCGTTGTTGTTGCTCCAGTAGAACCTTGAACACCTTGATGTCCTTGTGCTCCTGTGTTACCTGTTGCACCTTGTCTTCCTTGTGCACCTTGAACACCTTGATGTCCTTGATGTCCTTGTGCTCCTTGGACTCCTTGATTACCTTGTGCTCCTACTGCACCTTGAGCACCAGTATCTCCTTTTGTACCTGTCCTAGCAAAGGTTACTATTATATCTTCGTTATTACTGAATGATGTTGCACCAGAAACATAGGCAACAGTTACTTTATGATACCCAGTTGCTTCTGTATTCGTTCCACTAATCGTAAAGATAGCAAAATCATCTGCGTTTAATCTATTTGATATTCTTACATGTCCTTTGATTGTTGATGTTGAATCATCAATCGTTCTTAAAAATGCTTGTACGTCTGTACCACCACCATCTTCATCATCAATATACAATACAGTAGCAGAAGATAATGTACCATTATTAAATCCTAATTTACCTGCACCTGGATCTGCATCTGATGTGGATGTATTAAATGTATAATCAAAGGTTGCTCCACCAAAGTTTCCATCAGCACCTTGAACACCTTGTGCTCCTTGGACTCCTTGATTACCTTGTGCTCCTACTGCACCCTGTCTACCCTGATGTCCTTGTGCACCTTGAGCACCCTGTGCTCCTTGAACACCTTGTGCTCCCTGTCTTCCTTGTGCACCTTGAACACCTTGTGCACCTTGAACACCTTGTGCTCCTACTGCACCCTGAACACCTTGATGTCCTTGAGCACCAGATCCTGTAGCACCCTGTCTTCCTTGAGCACCTTGTGGTCCAGCAACAGTTGAAGGTGCACCTTGAACTCCTTGAGCACCTTGAACACCCTGTGCTCCCTGTGCACCTTGAACACCCTGTGCTCCTGAAGCAGGTATTCTTTCCCAAACTGTTCCATTCCATTTCCATCTTCTGCCACCAGAAACATGGGAATCGTTAAGACTTGGACTATCGGGAAAATTTATTGCCATCTATATAATATTTTTAGTTATTTATTATAGTTCCTCATAAGTTAGATTCTGATTAGGAGCACCCATATGAAAAGTTAATGATATTTCAACATTCTCACCAGTTGTTGTTACACTAAACGTATGCACATGATTACTTGTACTACAAGATACACTGAAATTATTACCACTATAAGCACCACTATCTGCTATTTTTTGCAAGTCATTAGAACCAAAATGACCAGCAAAAGCATATACCTTTGAAACAGAATTACCATTATTAGAACCTATTGCGTATAAAGTTCCAGCTAATGCACCGTGTGTTAAAGTAAATCTACAGACATTAGTACCAGAAGTAGTACATGCTTTCTCACGAGAATATACACCACCTCCATGATTATTCCCACCAGCATCAAGTTTAATATATCCTTCACTCTTAATCCTCATATGTTCAGTACCAGTATGAACGTACTGAATTACACCCTCATTTCCACTACCATGATTAAAGAATATACTTCCAGTTGCAACACCAGTAAGAATAGTCATTCCATTACTACCACTGGTAGAACCAACAACTAAATTATCTGCTGCAGCATGAGCAGAAAAAGTATTGCCTATATGTACTCCACCTGCTGATGTAATCTTAAGATGATCTCCACTAGGCCCTGCTAATATAAAATTACCATTACCTGTTCCAGCATTATCAGTAATTGTTACTTTTGCAGTATGAGCACTATCACCACCTAACCATATCTGCCCCCCACCAAAATTCTGAAACTTACTAATTCCACTAGATGTGATGCGAAGTCTTTCAGTCCTACCACTACTATTAGTGGCACTTGTTTCAAAAATTAAATCAGTGGGTATTTGATTTCCAGCTACAGTTCCATTTACAATTGCTTTTATATTTGCAGTTGAATTTTCTAAATCAGTTCCATCAGCACCAGACCATCTTATCATTCCCAAATTATCACCATCTGCTACAGTAGTGACTGCACCAGTAGACGTGCCTCTTGTTTTTCCAAAATTAAAATAAGGAGCATTTACATTATTTTGATTATTGATTATTGCTAATGAAGAAGTATTTGTACTTGTTCCTTCAATTTGAACTTGACCATTTGAACCTGAACCACCAACATTTCTTAGTGTGCCACTTCCAATTAAAACTTTACCTGCTGATGAGATGCGAAGTCTTTCTCCAGTTCCACCAGTTCTAAACACTAATGCATCAGTTGATGCACTCCAATCAATACCAGCACGATTTGCTACGGAGTTTCTACCAAATTTAAGCCCAACAGTTCCACTGCTATCAGCACCCTTAAGTTGAATATATGCATTACCTCCAGTATTTGCAACATATATTTTAGTATCAGTCTCTCCACTACCTGCACCACCAACCTGTAAACTACCAGTATTTGGAATACTAACTAAACCTGCTGATGTGATGCGAAGTCTTTCTGTTGAGTCTGTAGCTAAAATTAAATTCGCATCGTATGCCTTTAGAACAACATCGTGCTGTGCAGCACCACTTACAATTTGATTTGTACCACCAGCAACACCAAATTGCATCCTCTGTGTAGCATCACTTTCTTGTATTGCTATTCCTACATAATGAGTAGCAGTTCCTCTTTGTATTTTATTCCAAGCAGCAGCAACAGGATAAAAAGTAAAATTACCGTTTGAGTCGATGCGAAATCTGTCTGCACCTGCTGTTACATCTTCTATTGCAAACCAACCAGTTCCTTTTATTCTCCATTTACGAGAATTATCATAATCATCAAGTAAAATATAAGGAGAATTACTACCAATATGTAAATCTTCTGTAGGATTATTAGTTCCGATTCCAACTAAACCATTCGATTTGATGCGAAGTTTTTCTGCAATACTTCCAGCAAGAGTTGTTTCAAATACTATATCAGTTTCATTATTAGCAGTCTCATTTTTTATTGCTCCTATTTTCGATCTTAGATACCCTGCTCTTGAGAAAGTAATATAACTTCCATCATCATTACTATTACCATCATTATCAAGTTGCAACATATTTGACATACCATTACCAGATGTCAAACCAGATTGTAATTTTATTCCCCTAGTAGTGGTTTCAAATTTCTTTGTTCCATTATGATGCAATTCTGATGATCCACCTGCATTAAATTTTGCTTGGTTTGTACCAGAAGTATTTTGTATATAAACTGCACCACTATTTGCTCTTATGCATAAGTCTCCCGTTCCAGCATCATCTATGAAAGATGTAGATCCATTATGGTAAATTTGTAAATCTGCACTTCCAGCTGCGTTTCCTAATTGTAATTTTGTACTATCAGGTATGAATACTCCACCTCTTGCTGTTATTATACCTACTGAATCTACGTTCTTTACATCTTCATATGTTAATACACCACCAACATATAGATTGTTAAAAGTAGAAACTCCAGATGTAGTATTAAAGTTAACACCATTCAACTGCAACCCTGCCAAAGTCCCGTCAGACTTATAGAAGTTCATTACACCTGCTTCTGCAGTTACTGATGTTATCCCTGCAATACTATTGGGATTAATAATTGTCATTCTACTTTATACCCTCATCACTATATTTATTACACCACCACATATTGTCCATCGACTGACAACGTACCATGAATTGTAACTGGACCTGCCATTAAACCATTGAATGCTGTACCAATATAATGATTTCCACTAAGAGCATTGTCATATATCATCATTCCATTAGAAATATACATTCCCTTGAATGAATTACCAATACCAGTTAAATCTTTGTCATCGAGATTGTCGGTACTAATACCAACTGCTGTCTTGGTTGTAGCAATACCAGCAACATAGGAGTTCCAAGTACCACCAGCACCAGTACTTCCACCACCACCTTGGAAATTAACTGTAGCAATTCCAGTAGTAGAACTATAATATGCTGTGGTAACACCTGGTCCTCTAAAGTGAATGATGGTAGCAGCATATCCTACGACAGTACCACCAGTCTCAATTCCTACACCAGTTATTACTTCTCCTTCAGTTCCTACAAAACTAGATGCTGTAACTACACCCTGAAACTCTGCTCCTGATTTACTTACAACTAAACCACTATTATATACCGTAGCACCAGTACCAATAGGAGTGTCAGCACCGAGAACATTTATACCTGCTGCTTCTACACCTACATTATGTACATTGGTTGTTCCAGTCTTAAAGTTAGAACCTGTTACTACACCAACAGCATTAATATCTCTACTAGTAATAGTAAGAGAACCTTCACCAACTGTAAGGATACCAGTAATACGAGCATCACCTTTAACAATTAATGCAGTACTACCTATACCAGCAGTAACTGTTCCAACACCACTAATAACTGTTAGTCCACCAGCAGAAGCATCAAATTTTAATTTAGATGTAGATACATATGGTACTTTATCATTACCAGCACCATCAACCATGACAGGATATAATGCTGTTGATGTTGTATTATTAGATGTATCAACAGCATTACCTGGTCCAGCATCACCAATCCTTACCCACGCACTACCATTCCACTCCCAAGTAGCATTATTTGCTGAATACTTTTGGTTTAAACTGGGACTTGCTGGAAAATCTAATGCTGCCATCTATATAATATTTTTAGTTATTTATGAACCCTCAAGGGCAGCAACTTTTGTTTCAAGAGTTTCAATCTTGGTTATCAATTGCTGAATGACAGAGATATACATAGCATCATTCGATCCTAATTTTGCATCCTTTGCTTTATTTGTACCATCATCAGCCTTAATGATTTCCAAATCTGGGTTCTTTGTATCTTCAGTTTCATCAAACAATTCATAATCACCTACAAGAACACTATCAACTGTTTCTATTTCTTGAGCAACAAAACCTCTTATACCTGTCTTATCAGTATGAAGTTCTGGATTAATCCAATCAAATGTTCTAGGTTTAAACTGTTTAAATTTAGTCAAGTCATAAGTAAAGTCTACAATATTTTTCTTCAACCTACTGTCAGATAATGAACCAATAGATGTATCAGTAGCTTTTAAATCACCATTACTTTCTATGCGGAAACGTTCTGTATTATTAACTCCAAATTGCATTCTTGCATTTTCTGAGTTCCAGAAACGAGCAGCATGATTACCACCTGCAATCGTCTGAGAAGAACCACCTTGTCTTATATAAAGACCCTGAGATGCTGAAGTGTTAACTCTAACATTAACTTGGCAAGCAGCACCTGCACCACCTAAAGCTGATGCAAACTCTGCACAACCCACTGTTGAACCAGAATGAATAGCATGTTTAGCAGCATGAGAAGATGATGTGTTTACTAACATGTTCCCACTTGAGTTGATAGTAAAACTAGTACCACCATTTGCCTTTAAAATTATGTTATGTGCAGAAGCAGTAACAATGCACAAATCACCACCGTCTTTGTAGATAGTATTCCCATCATCACCACCTTTTACTCTCAATCCACCAAAGTTACAATAACCATTTGCATATAAAACAGGAGTTTGTCCAGCATTAGAAGCACCATTATTAGAAGTAGAATTTATTAAAAGATTACCAGTATAGTCTATCACCATTGCTTCATGAGTAATTCCAGTAGAATAATTATTAGAGACTCCAAAATGTAAGGATGCTCCACTACTTGTTATCTTTGATGCTATACGAGATACTGCCTTGGCTGAACCATTATATAGAAAATCCATTGCAGTATAGTCACCATTGTCCCATTGACTATTCTCTATAGCAAAAGTTCCATAACTACCTCCTGTGAAAGTAGTTAAATCATCATCAGAAGCAACATGTAACCTTCTAGTTGGATTATTTTCTCCGATGCCAACTTCACCATCTGAATTGATGCGAAGTCTTTCATTTGTGCCCCTAACAACTTTAAAGTTACCACTACTATCTAAACCAAATCCATATCCATCACTACCATTTTTATTCCAAACTACAAAAGATCTATGTGATGTTTCTTGGTTTAAATATAATGTTCTATTTGTGGTAGCAAAATGACCATCAATAGCTGAATATGAAGACGAATCTTGACCTGCTTTCAGTAACCATCCAGTTGTATTTTCAGATGTTAAAGAGAAAGCACCATCTGATTTGATACGAAATCTTTCTGCATTATTAGTATAAACTCTGAAATTTTTTGCTGCTGATGTATAAGTAATAAAATCACCGTCTGTAGTACCACCAATTAATCCTGTTACCCAATCTCCATGAGGATTCACAAATCTTACTTGTGCTCTACCAGATGAAGCAGTATTTTCTACGTATATTTGTTCAGTATCAGTAGTTGTTTTTACATGTAGTGCCCTATCAGGACTTGTCTCATTTATACCAACTTTACCATCAGATGTGATGCGAAGTCTTTCTGTTCCATCAACTTGAAAATTTATATAAGAACTCGATTGAGTATTACCTTGATCTGCTCTTAATGATAAAATTGCAGTATTAGCAGAGATTTCTGAATATCCACCACCAGTATCATCAAGTCTTATAATAGGAGCAGCACCTCTAATATGTAACTGTCTATCAGGACTGTTAGTTCCCAATCCCAGATCACCTGCTGATGTGATGCGAAGTCTTTCTCCTCCATTAGTACCAAAAGTCAAATAATCACTAGTATGAGTATATTGTATCCATCCACGATATTCATCAGCACCTGATGTGCCATCAGAGAAAAACACAGATCCATTCCTATTAGTTGCAGAACGAAGTGTAATTCCTGTATGATCTGTTGTTGCAATCGTTAAATCATCTGCATTACCATGACCTTCTGTAGTAGTTCCTGCTAATAATCTACCATCTGAGTCGATGCGAAGTCTTTCTGTACTAGAAGTTCCAAAACTTAAAACACCTGCTTCTCTATAATTTACAGTTGCAACTTGATTAGCAGCTACACCAATTGTTAATCCACTAGATGCATCAGATCCTGTGTCTCCTGTAGTGAAATAAGCATAAGCATGATCTCCAGATCCAGTTCCAGCATTATGAACATGAAGTCTCGCTACTGGAGAATCAACACCTAATCCAAGATTACCGTCTGATGTGATGCGAAGTCTTTCTGCACCTGCTGTTCCAAATTTAAAGAAATCACCATTATGAAAATAAGATATAAATCCTCGATATGGTTCATCACTAGAAGTTCCATCAGCAAAGAATACATATGAATTACTACTATTACCAGCACGAATTGTTACACCACAATTACCAGAATTATGTAATGTTAAATCATCTGCACTACTATTACCTGGAGTAGTGGTTCCAACCATTAAACGACCATCTGAGTCGATGCGAAGTCTTTCAGTACTTGTACCAGCATCATTTGCTGTAAAAAATCTCAGCAAACCCTTAAATGCATCTCCAGTACCAGCAAGAGCCTGAGGGGAAATTTTTGCAACTACTTGGTTACTAGTTGCAGTATCGGTTAGTGTAAAATCTATTTGAGGAGTGTTTACTGCAGAACTTGCAACATTTCCACTAAATGTTCTATGTAATACAACACCAGCACTGCCATCTGATACTGATTTTACAATACCCGTTACATCTACTCCCGTAGTAGTGGTTGCTAATTTTAAATTTCCTGTATTATATAATTCTGTTGCTCCAGTTGGTCTGGCTAGTATTGAATTTTGCCATGAACCAGCACCATAATTTTGTAAATAGAAATTGGTATTAGCATTCGCCATTAACTTCCATTTATCATTATTATCATCACCCTCATCTCCAAATATTTCTATTTCTGCATTACCACCTTCAGAACCTAATACTTTAACACCAGCTCTTGCAGTTATTATTCCTATAGAATCTACGTTCTTTACATCTTCATAAGTTAATGTACCAACAATATTAACATCACCACTAAACCTAGCAGTATTAGCAAAAGTTGTTACTCCAGCAATACTTACATTGTCTAAGTTTGTATGTCCATCTACATCAAGATCACCACTAAAGGTTCCATCAACTGCAGTTACATTACCACTTACAACATTATTTCCTGTTATTGAAACTCCCGTGTTAGTGGTTTCAAATTTTTTATTTCCTGCTTCATATAATTCTACAGACGCATCATGTGTAATGATAATTCCATTTTGACTTGCCTTTGGCATTAACTTAATATTACCACCAACATCAGAAGTTACGTTGGTACGAAGTATTAAATTACCTGTATTATTATCAATATGAGAGTCAAGTGCATTATGAAATATCTGAAGATCTGAACCATCACCGTAAATATCCCTATCATTATCACCATGATACACATGACTTCCGAATGTAGTAATACCAGATACAAGTAAGGTTCCATCAAGGTCAGTAGCACCAACAACAGTTAAAGCATCTGTTACTGTTGTAGTTCCTATACCAACATAACTTGAAGTATGAATACCAGTAGCATTTGTTATCCACTTAGTGTTTGAATTGACAGCATTAACAGAAACCCATGCAGATGAATTAGCATCTGTATAGTAAACCATGAAATCACCAGTTTCACTATTAAACCAGAGATCACCTGATACAGCACCAGTAGGAGCACTAGTTCCTATCTGAACTAATGAATCTGCACCACTAGCATCTACCCACTGTGCACTATCACCATCACTGTAGTATATCTTTAACTCACCAATATCACTTTCCCACCATAAGTCACCAGCACTTGGAGATCCTGGAGGAGTATCACTAACAGTTACGTTAGCACCGCCACCACCAGTAGTTGCACTATGGAAATTAATTGTTCCTATTCCAGTAGCAGAACTATAGTATGCAGTGGTAACACCTGCTCCTTTAAAATGAACTATGGTAGCAGCGTATCCTACAACACCACCTTCAGTTCCAATACCTATACCAGATATAACACCTGTTAATTCACTACCATCACCCTTAAACTTAGTTGCAGTTATAATACCTGAAACTGGTTCCATTACAATGGTTCTAGTTCCACCAGGATGAGTAGCATAAGGATGTCTAAATTCTAAAGGATGATAGAAAGTACTACCCTCATCTTCACCAATTCTAAATGCTGTAGTTAATCCTGAACTAGGTCCAGTAAAGAATAATATTGGTTTATTAGATTGTATATGATTTTGTACACCACTACCACCTTGATTTGCTACAAGTTCTAAACTAGAATAACCAGAGGCTTCCATTTTAAACTTAGTATTCTGTCCACTTAATAAATGTAAATGAACATTAGTATCAACAGGAGTATCAGCAGTTGCTCCATTTCCAGCAATTTTTAAACCAGTTGAACCCCATATACCAGCAGAACCACCAGTACCCCAAAATCTTAAATTCTTACCACTGCTTCCTATAGCAGCTGCATCTTTACCACCATTAGTACCTGCATCAAGTAAAGCAAATTTATGAGCATAAGCTGTTGAACCAATTCCAACTGTTGCACTAGTGCCAACATGACCAGCAAAGGTTGATACACCAGATACATTAAGAGTCGTTGCATTAAGTTGTACTGCTGTAGCAACACCTGTTACATTTAATTCATCTGTTGTAGTTCCATCTACAACATTCGCACCACCAGCAAGAACTTTAATTCCTGTTCTAGCAGTTACAACACCAATAGCATCTACATTCTTAACATCTTCATAAGTTAATACTCCACCAACAGTAACATTACCAGTAAAGGTAGCAGCAACACCAGTTACATTTCCACTAGCAGCTAAGTCGCCTGTTACTGATGCTCCAGTTAAAGTTGTCTCGAATTTTTTATCTCCTGCTTCATATAATTCTACTGAGCCATCGCCAGCAGCAACAAGCATATTTGTACCATCATTTTTTTCTAAAACAATATTATTATCATCTTGAAGAATTAAATTTCCAGTACCGTTTTTTATAATTGAGTGGTTGCCTGTATGATATATTTTTAAATCTTTATTATTACCAAGATTTAATGCTGCAGCACCACTACTACTATCTGGTACGTTAGCACCACCAGTGAATGTAGAAACACCAGTTACATTAACATTACCACTGACAGTTAAAGCATCTGTTGCTGTGGTAGTTCCTATTCCAACAAATCCTGTAGTAGTAACACCAAGATTTCCATTCGTATTAGTTTGTGTCCAGTACTGCACAAACCCACCCTCTGAGTTTGCATCTACCCACTGTGAACTATTACCATCGTTATAATAAACCTTTAACTCACCAGTATCACTGTTCCACCATAAGTCTCCATCTTGAGGACTTGATGGTGCAGTGTCTGATGTAATAACTGTATTAGAACCACCAGATGCTTCTACCCACTGGTTACTACTACCGTCTGTATACCAAAGATATAACTCACCTACGTCTGACTTAAACCATAAGTCACCATTACTTGGAGAACTAGGAGCACTGTCACTAACAGTAACAGAAGCATTACTTCCACCGCCGCCGCCTCCTCCTTGGAAGTAGACTGTTCCTATACCTGTAGAAGAACTATAATATGCAGTGGTAACACCTGGACCTCTAAAATCAATTATAGTTGCTGCCCAACCTACTGTTCCACCAGCAGTTCTGATACCTACACCAGATGTAAATGCACTACCATCTTGATACAGATTTCCTGTAAAGTTTATATCTCCACCAACATCTAGGTTGTACTGTGCATTGGTAGTACCTACCCCAACCTTACCTGCTGTAAATTGTGTATTATATGCCGTCGAACCAATCCCAACGCCCCAGGGATTGACTGCAATAACTGTATTACCAACTCCAACACCGCCTTGATCCTGTTCAAGATATAACTTACCATCGTAAGTGTTTATCGCTAATTCGCCTAATTGTAATTGATCTTTAGACGGAACTTTATTAGGCGTGGCCGAACGCCTAATCTTAATTTTTGGATCTGCCATTATAATTTACGTTGGTATTTACCAGTTAATGCAGTATATACTGCTGATTTATTTATTCAAGTTAAATCATTCCGTCTTGGACGATAGGCAAATAAATTCTGTGGAGGTTCTGGTTCCATCCACTCTTTAATCTTTTCATACCTATCAACATCAAAAAATCCCTGAGAAAGATACCATTCTTCCCAAGGACTATGTGATTTATCTTGATTACATTTATGGCAGCAGCACACTACATTCTTTGTAAAATCTGCTCCACCTTTTGAACGAGGTACAATGTGATCCATTGTTAGATTCTTTTCAGAACCACAATAGGCACACTCATAATCCCACCTTTCTTTTATCTTTCTCCTCCATAACCTTTTTGCTTCTTGTGAACTTGTGGTTTTCAAATTAAACAAATACTGATTAGGAGTAGAGAAGATTTCCATAAGTGCTTGCGACTTATTTTTATTTATTCTTCACTGACTCCTTATCATATAGTATGGTAATTTTTTTCCATCTTTCACCTTTACTGTCATAGCAAGTACTGAACTCTGCTGAATCACCTAGCATTAAAGATAACTCTTTAATCCTCTCCACTATGGATTTTTCATTGTGTAGTTTCATTGTCCTCTCTTGATTTATTACGAATGATAATTCTACTATTAAGATGGTCGGGAACAAACTCTAATACATCATCATGATCCCACATTAACTCTTCGTAAAGAGCATTAAGTCTATCCATGTCTTCCCATAGATCGTTAACATGATAATGATCTTCTTCTTCCATTATGACTCTCCGTAAGTGTCTTGTTTCTTGAAAAAATCACCTAGAGATGATTGTAATTGACCCTCATTTTCCTTTGGATCTAATTTATCATACCCCTTCATCTTTTTCCATTTATTATATAGTGCACCCAATATCCAACTAGATGAAAGACTATGAGGTCCGTTCTCTAGTAATTCAAGATGCTTTTCGTTACTAGTATAATTTTTGTATTCTTCTCTCCAGTTGGAGTCATCATAAAGTTTTGTCATTTAATCTCCGTATGAGAAAGTTTTTCCTTTAATTTGAGATTGTCCGTATGGGTTTTTACCTTGAGATTTAAACCTACCTACGTTTTCTCCTTTCTTTTCCAGTCCTCCCTTTCTGGTCCTATGGAGTGTAGCAGTTTTTTTGGTTTGTGTCAAGACTGAATCCTGCGTATACTTCTTACCAAGTTCCTTAACCTTTTTCTTAAACTTCCTTTTACTCAATTTACCACGATCTATAACATAACTTTTCTCCTTTACCTTCCTTTCCTCTCCTGTCTTATCATCTTTCTCTAAATATGATCCTTTTACTTTAGTCGGTCCTCTACCAAATTTACCACGAATATCTTTTTGTAATTGCTGTGATCTTGCTTGATTTTCTTTCCTTGATTTATCACCACGATCAGCAGAGAGAGTTGCTATCCCACTCTTATCAGATTTACTTTTTATTCTAGAGAGACTACTCTCCTGCATAAACTTTTGATATGTCTTCATTGCTTGTGACAATTTTTAGTTATTTATTAATGTAATAAAAAAGAGTCCCCCGAAGGAGACTCTCTTGTATCATCTGATGGTTCATCCCAGTAGAAGAATTTCATTTGGGATAACTTACAGTGTTTAAGTCGTTTAATTTTCATTAACCAACTGAAGGAGCAACAAGTGCTACTTCGCTTGTCTCAGCAGATGCTAAGTCAAGAGGGAAGTTGTGTGCATTTCTTTCATGCATAACTTCCATACCAAGGTTTGCTCTGTTAAGAACAT